GAACGGGACGACACCTGTGTGCTGAACTTCTCCGCCTCTGATTTTGCTGTTGATCCCCCTGATGCGACCCGCGTTAAGACCGATACCTGCCCTTTGAGCGACATAGTAGCCAACAGCCATATCACTGCTAAAGATACTATCGAGGGTGTCATCAGAATCAACCAAAACACAACTTGCAAATTGGCGAATGGGGGTTCTAACTCCCGCCATGACTGGTGTTGGGATGTTGATTCTGTGTTTTGAGATTGCGTCATAATACTTTTTAATATACTTTAGTCTGTAAAACTTATCATCATCTTGGAATAGCGTGGTCGCTATCATAATGTACATAAACTGAGGGGTCTCGTAGATCTCTCCAGTACTTCTATCTTGTACAAGATACTTATCACATACTTGACGCATACCTGCATAGGTAAAGAGATAGTCACGATCATGATCGATGAAACTATTTAACTCCTCCCACTCCTCATCAGAGTATCTGGTTAAGATCTCTTTATCGTATACACCCTTGTCTATACAGTCCTTCACGTGGTCTTTAAGTACTGGATGACCATCTGGGTGCCCACCGTTATACACCGCCTTCCTAAGACCAAATAGAAGCAGTCTAGCAGCAACATATTGGTAATTAGGATTGTCAAGAGTAATCAAATCATTCGCAGAACGAATTAAAATCTCTTGAATGTCAGCAGTTTGAATTCCATCAAAGAATTGTAAACCACTATTGATTTCTACCTGTGATTCTGACACTCCTGCCAGTCCTTCACAAGCAAGTTCAACCATCTTGTGAACTTTTTCAAGGTCAAGAGATTCAGATTCACCTGTCCTCTTAACAACATTGATTTCCTTCGGTGTCATACTCGTTTCCACTCGGTAAGTTTAACTTGTGCTTCTAATCCTTGGTATGTATTTAATTCTACCAAGGACTGAACATCATGTCCAGCTATTGTCATATCATTAATATCTTTTTGTGTAACATTTGAAGGCCAGATCACTACCTTCTCTCCTCTGTCAATTGACTTGGAGATTCTGTTGACGATTTCTCTGTTACGAGGTTCGTTATCATAAATCCAAACACAATTGCTCCAACCAAACGACCTGCTATCAACGTCAGACCCAGCCATCGCAATGGAATTGCCCAAGAACGTCGAGTCGAATGGTCCTTCGACAACGTAGATTGTTTTGTTTGCATCGATCCTGTTGAGTCCATAAATTTTAGGTTTGTTTTCATCCAACATAATGGTGATGTATCTCATCTTATCTGTTGGATCTAATGATCTCCCTTGGAACCCAAACCATTTATCATTCTCATCAATGAAAGGAATAATAATCCTAGGATGATCCCTCTTGACAGTATCGAATGTAGGTTTCTGCGTGTTAACCCAAGCACAAAACTTGTCCGTAAAATAAAATAGCGAGGGATCTAACCTTCGCTTTACGATGTATTTGTATGCTGGATGTTCAGTATTTAGTTCCGAAACTTTTTCAAGTTCTCCTTGCTTTTTAAACACAGGTTTTTTGTACTTTGGTTTCGGAACATAAGATCCTTTACCTGTAGTACCCTTCTTATATCTCTCCATGATATACTCATCATAGAGGTCTGGTGCCTGGTCTTTCAAGAAGTTTGGTAAAGTCCTACCTACTCCACAGTTATGGCATTTGAATACCATGTCTGCTTTCAGACGAAAAAAATACCCCCGTGCCTTATTGCGGTGCTTTTGACTGTCACCACAGTAAGGGCATCGGAAGTTAAATAAATCTGCCTTCTTCCTAGTAAACCTTTCGAGTCTACCAGATAACAGACTTACATAATGAGCATCAACAAACTCAGACAACGGATGAGACTTCACTAGTAACTATAATACTAGCTTGAGACCCATCTGTCAAGTTCTTTAGGGCCGCTTGTCCGATTGGACTAACGATGAAAGATATAATACCAAGAGCACCAAAAATAGACCACATTTTCTTTTCCATGACCCTAAGACGGTCATCAACTTTTCTAATGTCTCTTTCACATCCTTGCTTAATTAATTGTGTCTCACGGTTAAGTGCTCTATGAAGACTGTCCATCTTCTCAAAGAGTACACCATCAATTCTATCTTGTTTATCTAACTTCTCATTATGGACAGCAAGAAGTTGTCCCATCTTCAGGGAATTTTCCTGTAGAGTAGACACCACCTTTTCCAGGCGTTCCAGAATAGCAGTGTTTACGTCGCTCACTTGTTATAATCTTGAGTGTTCCCACCAACACGACCTTTCGCTTTCAATTGCTGTGTCTTCTTCTGCAACTGCTTACGAATGGTTTGAATTTTTAAATTTGCTTTCTTCTTTTCTAACGTATGCTTCTGACGAGTCAGTTGATTCTGCATCTGCTTTTGATCAGTTACCTCATGGACAACTTCTTCGTTCTTGAGATGCTTTGATCTCTTGTCCATAAAGAACTTACCTGCAGCTGCTGGCATAATTCTTTCTATTTTTATATCGCCTCTGTAACGATAATTAACTAAGAGACGTAATTTCTGACGTAATTCTGCTGGAGAATTGGCATACACTATAGTATCACCAACTTCAGGCATCGAAACTTTGTATTGAAATAGTCTATTATTCATTTCCAATCCTTCCTTTACAGGAAAAGGATTGATAGTCTTCTTTCTCTTCTGAAGTTTCTTACGAAATTTCATGACAGGATCATACCCCGCTACTGGACCTTTGGCAGCAGCATTATTACTAAAACCTGCAGCTCCAGGAGTAGAACCAGTTGTCATTAATTCTTCGTTCATATCCTCTCCAGTTCTTCTATTACATCTGGATCTTCTTCCAATTCAGGAAGCATCCCTAATGGATATTTATTCAAGTAAAGAAGTATAGTTTTTAATATACCCCAATACTCTCTCTCCAACTTAAAGAATAAGAGTGGAGTTGCTGCTTCACCAAAAACATTATATAAAATGATAAGATGATTTATTATAAGGTGTGTTCTTAATTGACCACCCCTTACATACCTTTTGAGTAAGCGTTTTAAATACTTAAATCTTTTTAGGTCTTCATCAAAATCCTCACGTGTAACACAGTGAGGATTCTCATAATGTTTTATGGCGAAAAGAATGTAGTTTCCTTCATTCAGTTCGTCAAATTTCATATAGATTTATTGCAAATTAACTTGCGGTAAATGTCTTAGTAGAACCAGATCCACCTGCACCAATCACATCACCTGCAACGAATGCCTTATCGGATGTTGCACCACCAGTGGAGTCAACAATCGTTCCAGATATTGTCTGTGCTTGGATAGCATGTGCTTTACCAGTTGCAGCAGCAGTGAATGTAAACTCAACACGGTTTACACCTGTTTGTGCAGCAGCAGTTGCAGTAATATTAGCGGAGTCTGTAGTATTTCTTACGATGAGAGTTGCACCGTTGGTAACATTAACCTGTTCGTTGTAGATAACAACAACAGATCCTGTTGCACCACCAGCATATCCAGTCTCTTCAAAGAATACAGCAGTAATATCTGCCTCACCAAGAGTATTGGTTCCTCGACCACCTGCACCTACTAAACCATCAACCGCAACGAGAACTTCATCCCAGTACGTTGTTTTAGCAGCGTTTTTATAGTGACGTAAGACCCAACCTTGAGAGGTTGCGAAGATGTTTTGCGGATCAACATCGGATCCTCGCACAGCCCACTTTGGCTTAGCCTCGTCTGCGTCAGTTACACCCCAAAGTGCCATGTTTAAAACTCCTTAATAACTGTCTAATCTGTTATTATTTATAAAAATAATGGGTTCAAATTAGCTTTCCAGGAGTGCTTTAGCAAGGGCTTCTACTAACTGGTCATCAACCTTATTACCAGACTTAGCAGCAGCTCTACGTGCTAGCTTAATTAAAAAATCTTTGATAACAGAGTCAAGGTCGTCGGGTATCCGATCAACAGCCTTATTGATTATATTGATAGCAATAGGCAAGAGAAAATTAACCATAATTAATCACGATATACGTACAATATATAGCAGATTAATCGTACCTTTTTTTACCATCTTTAATGTAACCCGAACCTTTCTTATCATAGAAACGGATTCTCTTCTTTGCTTCTAATCCTTGAGCCATATGATCTTTAAACTTTTTCTTCTTTGCTTCCTTATGTGCTTTGGCAGCACGACCAAGAAGTTCATCCTTTAAATTAGGTTCTTTATATCCTTCATTAGTATGTGCAAATGCTTTCTTCATCGCATCTAATCTAAGATGAGGTGGCAGACTAGACTCTGCCTCCTTCCTCTTCTTCTCTCTCTTTTTCTTAACAGCATCACCTAGTTTGCTGTGTTCTATCTCAGGTTTCCAATCCTCATTATGTTCCACGAGTATCCCTCATAGCATCATCAGCTCTCTTCCTAGCCGCACGGTTACTAAGAACTATATCTCTAGGTGATCTACGAGCACCATATTCACCTGCCTTTGGAGGTTTCTTACCTCTTTGTTTTTTCTGCTGTCCTTCAGGTCTACCAGTTTCCCTACGGATCATCTTTCTAACTGCAAGAAGAGCTTTGTCATCACGATTACCACCCTTCTTAACTGGAGTACCTGCTCTCTTATTCAAAGAGCCAGTTGCCTTACCAGTTTCTTTACCATAACGGTTTAGTTCGTCCAACTCAAGATCTGCCTCTTCCTTATATGTAAAAGGAAGATGAGCATTATATGTACCCTTTGTCTGATAAGGTGCTAACTTCTTAGAAGTATCACGATGCTCTTTAGGAGATTCATATGATCTCTTCTTAGCACCATCCTTAATACTGGCACCTCTACCTAGAGATTTCCTCTGGGATGACTGACCAAGTTTTTTTTTATTCTTATACTGTCTTGAGAATGCTTCAAAGGTCATTACACTTTCACCAACGACTGCTTTCTTTGCTTTCTTAGCAAATGAAACAGTGTCCTTAACACCAGACTTAAATCCTTTTGCAAACTCTTTTGCACGTTTCTCTGGAACCTTACCCTTAGCACGTTGCTTATCGTACTTCTTCTTAAGATCACCAGTTGCTTTCTTATGACGGGCAACACCCTTCTTAACTATATCAACTGCTCTCTTACGTAAACTCTTAGGTTCTTCCTTCTTCTTAGGTGCTGCTTTTGCTTTAGGTGCTTCCTTCTTAGGTGCTGCTTTCTTTGCAACAGGTTTAGGAGCAGCCTTCTTAGGAGCAGGTTTAGGTGCAGGTTTTGCCTTTGCTTTAGGTGCTGACTTCTT